CTGATAATTCGATTCACGTCATTGCCTTCGCGTCGCTTGCCGGCGCGAAGCTCGCGTACAACGCGCGCGTCCGTTTCACGGGATAAGGACGCTGAGAAACTGTTAGAAAAAGAAAATACCAAAAATACGGGATTTCCCGAAAATTTTTTGAGATATAGGGGTGTATGAAAAGAGAACATGGATTTCGGGGGAGCGCTCGCGCTCGTGGTGCTGTTAAGCTCATGCGTAGTTCTGCCGATGATGACGATGATGCTATGTTGTTGCCGTCTTACGGCTCGTTCCCCTTTGTTGGCACGTTTCCTCCGCCGTTCTCTGAACTGAAGTTCTACGATACTTTCGTTGGTTTCAGTGCGCCTTCAAGTTCTGCTGCTCTGAGCGGAGGGAACATTACTGGTAATGCTGGTGCCAGCAAGGTTATCTGTAATCCCGGCCAAGGCTTTGGTAACTCAAGCCGAGAAGGAAATTGCATCATCGCTAAGTCGTTGCATGTCAAGTTCACACTTCGGCTCACTGCCGTGGACAATGGAACGTTGATTCCGCAGCCTAGAGCAGTTTTTATCGCGATTGTTGAAGATCGCCAGAGTAACGGAGCAGCATGCGACGGTACTGATGTCTGGGTGAATGGTTCAGGTAGCAATCAACAGCTTATGAATCTGCATCGCAATCCTTTCCGAGGGGAGAGGTTCGTCGTTCACCGACAGGACATTGTAGACATGAGCCCGAAGTTTTATCAAGTACTGGATATCCTTACGCCCGATCAGACTTCTTCCGCTGGGCGTATTAAGTGTTTGGAGTATTTTATTCCACTTGATCATAAGATCAATTTCAAAGGGAATGCTGGTACTATTGCTGATGTCGACGATTGCTCTTTCTGGGTTTATGCTTTCCAGTACGACCCAAGCGCTGGCGCGGGTATCTCAGAGCCCGGGGTCGAGTTGAATTACACGTCGCGAGTTCGTTTTCTTTCGCGGCCCGCAGCAAATAACTAGTTGCTGCCGCCGGCAGGGCGCCCCGCCGGCGAGGCGGCCCCCGGCAGGGCCCCCGGAGGGCCGCCGGAGGCTAGCAAATTTGAATTTGCGCGCAAAATAAACTTTTTGAATTTTCGTGGGCGAAAACGACTAGGGTCGACAGCCATGCTACTGTTTTGGCAGTGTGCCCAAAGATGAGTTTTCTAACTCTTATCTGTAGATGACGGAAGCCCGGGAACTTGACACTAATTTGGACACGCTTGCGGGTCACAATCTCGACGCCCCGTGGGTCGGAGAGGTAAAAAAAATTTCCCGCCAAATTTCAAAAATTCAAAAGATGGAGGAGGAGGATTTTCCGTGCCATCAGCCCTCGGAGGATGAGTTTCAAGTGAGTCCTCGGGAGGCGCAGCAGGACGAGGAGGATGCTCACGAGTTTGTCCGCACCGAGGCGGAAAAGGACGCCGCTGACCGCCTTCAGCAATTGAAGGCCCCGCGGGCCGCCAAGGCCGCGAAGCGCCCCCGGTCCCCGAGCCCCTCGGAGGACTTGGTGCCCGATCTCGCAGAGATCTTCGACAACTACGACACGCCGCATCCGGTCCGGATCTCCATCTGCCGGGCGTATGCCTCGTATATCGCGTCCCTGCAGCCCAAGAAGCCGCGCGCGGCCCCCAAGAAGAAGAACTAAAAGGTAGCCATTTTTTTCTTAGCGCGCCATCACGCGTTAGCGTACTGGTACTCTTTAGCTTAGAGGGTCGGCCGGGTAGGCCGGTTAGGGTACGCCGCCGGGAAGGCGCGGGCAGCGCCGCCCCGAAGGCTAGGGAATCCCGGCGCGAAGCCCGGGGGACATAGGGGCTTTAGGTGAGGGGGCTTTAGCCCCTTTCCCGTTCCGCCCCCGCGGGGGCGGGGGCGGGGGCAGCGCCCCGCATGACCCAGTACGCGGGGGGTCTGGGGGCCCCGCCGGGCCCCCAGTCGGGGGCGGGGGCAGCGCCCCGGCAAATGCGCGTGGTCGTAGGGTGGCTAGGGCGCCTGCGGCGCCCGCCCCCGGAGACCCGTCGCCGGGCCCGTCGGGCCCAACGCACTCATTAGCCTGTATAGGCTCAGAAGTGACCGCCTATATTACCGGTCACTTCTGGTTAAAACCTCTGGTTTTTTCCTAACAACTCGTCAGTAGTGAGGGGCGGAATCGTTGGCGTCGGGACGAAGCGCGAGTGCGTAGCAACGAGAGCGTTACGATGCAGGCCCGTAACTACGTGTTTACCATTAACTTCGCCGACGGCGAAGTAACAAGTCTCCTCGTAGAGGAGTTTCCCGAGTGGCTGACGTACGTAGTTTGGCAGCTCGAGCTTGGCGGTGACAATCTAGTGCTGCACTATCAAGGGTACCTTGAGTGCAGCGGCAAGAAGAGTATGCGGCAGCTTCATGCCGTTCCGGGCTTCGAGCGCGCCGCGCTGATGGTCCGGCGGGGGTCTCAGGCCCAGGCTATTGCGTATTCGACTAAGGTCGACACTCGTGTCGACGGTCCCTGGTTCCACGGGGAGCAAAAAGAGCAAGGGAAGCGGAGCGACCTTGCGGACGTGAAGCGAGCCATCGACACTGGCTCGAGCGATGTGGCTCTGTGGGATGACCATTTTGCGGCTATGACGCGCTACCACAAAGCGTTTTCTACGTACAAGCGCGTGAAGGCCCCCAAGCGCGATTGGATCACCCACTTTCTCTGTGTTATCGGGCCGTCAGGCTGTGGCAAGAGTCGTTACGCGCGTGAGTTTTTCCCGAACGCTTATTGGAAGTCTAATTCGAAGTGGTGGGATGATTACGACGGCCAGGAGTATGTCGTCTGGGACGAGTTCCAGGGGCAATATCCGTTTAGAGAAATGCTTCGCATTCTCGACAGCTCTCCATATACTGTGGAGAGTAAGGGTTCCCATGTCAACTTCGTGGCCAAGTGGGTTGTATTTACAAGCAATTATCACCCGAGAGATTGGTATGACCCGGTTTCGATCAAGGTTGACTGGGATGACTCGCCGTTACGCCGTAGGCTGCTGGAGTTTGGTCACGTTCTTCAGCTCGGGCCAGTTCCTGACGGCAGAGTGGATTTGGGTGGAGGGGGAGGAATTTCCAAATTTTTTCGGGAGTAAAGGTGTCGCTTTTTTTTAGCGGAGTTTACGAGCTAGATGGGTCGAACGAAAGTGGGTGTGAAATCAGGCCACTCGCAAAAAGCGGCCTCCAAGCGCAAGGGCCAGTTGCAGAAGCAGACGAAGGATCTGAGATCTGCCAAGATGGCGGCGGTGCGCCAAATTGTCAACCAGGTCACCCACGGGGGCCTGGCCTTTGACAAGAAGTTTCTGGATACGTACAAGACTGAAACTGCCGTCGCGTGTGTCGCTGCTCTGACGGGAGGAGAGTACGACCCGACCGGTGGTTGCACGAATGCGATTTCCGTTCCTGCTCAGGACGACACGGCCAGCGGCCGCGACGGCAAGCACTACACGATCGAGTCTGTGATCTTGAAGGGCTATGTGAAGGTTGACGGCAGCGTTGGCGCTGCGGTCACCGATCCGATCGACGTGTTTGTGGCTGTCGTTCTCGACACGCAGACCAATGGGGCTCAGATGAATTCCGAGGATTGTTTCAAGAACACGGCGAACGTTACTACTACTGCTTCTACGCCTTTGAAGAATCTTCTGTCTGGCAAGCGTTTCCGCATTTTGAAGTCTCAGAATTTCACTGTGACTCCCCTCGGCGTTTCCGGTCCCTCTGCGACGCTCGCGTACAACGCGACGCGGCGCGACATCGACTGGTACATCCCCTTGAAGGGCGGCCTGCAGGTGAACTGCAATGGCTCGGCCAATGCCGACGTGGCGGCTTGCACTGATAATTCGATTCACGTCATTGCCTTCGCGTCGCTTGCCGGCGCGAAGCTCGCGTACAACGCGCGCGTCCGTTTCACGGGATAAGGACGCTGAGAAACTGTTAGAAAAAGAAAATACCA